CTTTGGTTACTACGTTTTCCATTTCTTGTAAATTGCTACCAACGGACATTTGATTAGATATTTTTGTATTAATCTATATTTATTTATAAATTAAAGATTTGAGAGAAACTCATTGAATAAATTCAACTTGTGCTCTTCAAGTCTTCTTTGATCAACAAGAGTGTTGATTCTCTTTTGGGTTCTCTCTGCGAGTTGTTCACGAAGAATTCCTCCTTCCCAAACCCACTCTTTTCCTTCCATAATTCCTGAAACAAAAGCATCAGGAGCAGAAGGATCGGCAACGATATCAGCAGCGGTTGCTAACATAAAATCTTCACCAACAATTTTATGACCTTCATTCGTAGTTCTTAGTGAACCAACACCACGAGAAGAAACTCCGAGCATAACACCTTCATCAATGAGAGATTTTGCAATCTTACCCATTGGAGTGTCGAGGATTTGTGCCTTTCCTCTAAAGTTTGTTCCCTCTTTCGTGAGAGAAACAATCTTATGAGAAACACGATCAAGGTTTACGGTAGGTCCATCAGGGTGACCAAGTTCACCTAAAGCACGTCCTTTTGAAATAAAGTTTTCATTGTATCTACCAACCTCTTTTTCAAGAGTGCTCATAGGATACATTCTGCCGTTACGGTTTTTGATGTCACCTTGAAGAAAAACTCCTTCAATGTACATCTTTTTACCAGCACCTTTGCCTTCTACGACAAATTCTACTTTTGAAATTTCTTCCGTGATAAGTTTCATTTGTTTATCCAGTAAATCCTACTTTTGATCCAACTACAGCATTATCTGATGCCCAAATTTGATCAGCACCTGCTTTCTCAAAAAACTCAACGTGTCCTTGAGGGAGAGTTACTGATGCCGTATTTGCATATCCGGTGGTAGTACTTTTAGCAATACTTACTGTAGCAACTCCAGAAACACCATTGTAAACACGAACTACAGTGGCATTACCTAATGTTGTTGTAACTGCCAATCCGGTTTCCGTTCCAATTAATAAAGTCCTAGTCATTATTCTTGATCCTCTGATTGTTGTTCATCACCAAACATGGATGCACCAACTGTTGGACGAATATTATTGATACGTTCTGATGCTTTTGCATACAAAACATCTTTGATTTTGTCACTAATATCAGATGCTGAAGAATCAGATCCGATCAAATTTACAATTTCTTCCATGAAAATTTAATATATCTATATTTTCTATTTATATCTCGGCAGCTTTTCCATCAGCATCCGCAATTCCACCATTTACTTCTGGTTCCATCGGAACATCTCCCAACATTCCCTGCTCACCTTCTGTTGGTAACGGTTCTCCTGTGATTGGATCTACGGAATTTGGATCTGGAATGATACCATCTTTGATTTCCTGTTCAATTTGCTCATCCATTTCAATGATTTCTCCATCAGTTTGACGAAGAACTTTTTTACGAACCCATTCGGTTGAATAGTACTTGCCGATATAAGGTTCAATAGTTGCAAGAATTCCAAGTCTCTCATTCAACATTTCAGTTTCTTTCAGTTCTGCAAACTGATTATCATATAAGAAATCATATTGAATATGATCACTAATTTTTTCCCAATCTTCTGGGCTTACAATATTTTTAAGAATCAATTGAGTCTTCAGCATATCACTGAACAACTGTGCAAATCTTTTTCTTAAACGTCCAACAAACTTGGCAAACTTGAGTTCGTCTCTCAAAATCTCAGAAGAACGTCCAAGATTGAAACCACCATCGGCAGCAATCCTTGACTCGGGAACACCCAATGATCTGTACAGTTTCTTTTGGAAATACTCAATATCAGAAAGTTCTCCAAGATTTTGTCCACCAGGAAGAGTTGTGATCTCTGTTCCCCGACCACCTTCTCTTCTTGGAAGCCAGAAGTCTTCCATCATCGACATAAATTTGCGATCATCACGAACTTCTCCTGTGTTTGCATCGTACACAAGTTTGTTGCGATAACGCATCATAACATCACGAAGATATTGTTCTGCCTTAATCTTAGGCAGATTGCCGACATCGATATAAAATATTCTACGTTCTGGTGCTCTCGATAACCTATAGATAACAAGAGAGTCCTCAATCATTCTAAGTTGATTGAGTGACTTGATTGCTTTGTGAAGATATGAAAGAACATTTCCTTTATTGCGATCAACTAAACCAGAAGTACAATATGTGATTGCATCTTTTGCAATCTTAGTTCCTTTAGATCCACCACCACCTGTTAGGTTATTTGATGGATATGCAGGCTTTGGTGTGTAAAGAAAATATTCTTCAATCTCTGGTGCAATACCATTTTTTGCTTCATCACGACCAGGAATATTTGGTCCAATGATATTTCTATCATTCTTCTTTTCTTGACGGATAAACCGCATTTTCATTGGATCAATATACCTCAGTTCTTTGATTCCTTCCTGAGGTTTTTTGAGATCGATTACTTTGTGATAATATAAACGACCGTCTACATACCAATTTCTAAAAATTTCGTGTGCTTTCTTGTCGAAATCTAGAAGTTCTTTGATATATTTAAATTCTTCTCTAATTACCTTCTTTAATTTATCAGTGGCATTGAGATTGGAAAGTTCAATCTCAATAGGAGAATCATAAAGGTCACTAACGAGTGCCTCATTGACAACATCTTCGATTGCTCCATCACATTCTGGATGGAGTGACATTTCTCTATATCTTCTGATTAAATCAAATTCTGTTCTATATTGTCCTTCAATATCTACATACGAACCATAAAATCCACTGCTAATATAGTTATCAACCCCGTCCTCGTTATTTTCGGGGACGGGGGAAACTATAGTCTTGGATTTTTTCTCTGTATCCTCAATAGAAAAACCAAAAAGTTTTGCCATAGTATAAACTGACTAGACTGTTATTTTACTATTTAGCTGATGTCCTCACCACCTGCCTGAGCAGATGTTCCTCTAAATGCTTCCCAATAATGAACCTGAAGTTCTACGGTAAACTCCTGAATAGTATCAGTCGTTTCGTAGCTCAGATCAATAGTAGAAATATTTGTCGGGAAGATATCCCAGAACTTATAAGATCTAAGTACAGAACCATCACGATCCAGTTGCTTAACAATAGCATCCTTTTGATAATCAACAGGATTTGTAAGTCCGGTTGCATCAGTCATTTTGTTGATTGAATTCATCCACTTTTCAAAAGCAGAACGAATAGAGAAATCAACGTCATTGATGACGGTGATTGTCCAAGTTTCGAATGTTCTATCTCCGGCAACTTTCAGAACACGACCTCTGAAAGGGATATCAATATTAGCAATCGTAGAGGCAGGCAATGCTGCTGCCTTTACGAGAAATCTTGCTTTTTGAAGAACATCATTATCAACAGAAACAGCATCGGGGAATGCTAATTCAACTTCAAATAGATTGGGTCTTGCACCACCACCAGATAATCTGCTTTTAAAATCACTGATCGTTCTTACTGGTGAGGTATTACGTTGTTGGCGACTAGGCATTTTTCTTTAAACCTCTAAATTAAACGTTACCGATAACTTCTTCAAATGAAACACCAGTTCTGGTGGCAACAAATGTAAGACCAATGAAGTTGATTGATCTTGCAGGTTTAATAAAGATATCTGCCACAAACTCATTATTATCTATAATTGCGGCAGTGTTATTTGTCTCATCACAAATAACAACATAATCTTGAATACCTCGTTTTGCCTGAACATCACGGAGGAATGGTTCAACAATGTTCACAAAATTAGTTCTTGTGATTTCATCGTTGAACTCAAAGAGTTGATCTCTTGCAGCAGCAGAGATTGCATCTTCAAGATAGATGAACAAACGACGAACGTTGATTCTATCAAATGCCGATGCCTTAGAAAGTGCAGTCTTATCACCAAAAAGAATGATTCCACCACCAGGAGAAACAATAACTGGATTAACTCTTGCAGAGTACAATCTATCTCTTTGTGTTTGAGAAGGATTATATGCCAGTTTGACTGCATTGAGGATTGCACCTCTTGTAGTTCCGGCAGGTGAGAACCATGGGAAGTTATCAATATCATTGCGAGCACAAAGTCCGGCAATATCCCCATTTAAAGGAACATAACGGAATGTGTTTGCAAATCTGTCAAACATATACTTGTAACCACTATCAAGTACACCATATGAAGATGATGAAACTTTGGAGTAGAACTCCAATACATTGTCGGTGATAGTTTCATCATTATTGACTGTTACGGATCCAGCATCGGTATCACTAAGGAATGCTCCTCTATATGGTGAGACGAATGCAAGTGCATCCTTTCTTACATCAGCAACTGCAATCAGTTTGTTTGCAAGTGCTGCTGCCAGATCTGATGAATAATTTGCAGATCCCATAATCAGGAAGTCTACAGTATAGTTTTCAGTATTTTCAAATAATGCATAACCGGTTGACAACTTACTGATATCAGAAGCAAGTGCTCCTGTTGTTGTGATGGTTTCTCCACCATCATAGTTCTTACCACGAGTAAGAACTAAGTTAGTATCACCAGCCCCATTAAAGATAACTCCTTCTGCATTCTGATCCCATGCTCCGGCACTTTGAGTTACACGAGTAAATCCTGAAGAATATCCAATTGGAGTTGTTCCTGCAGGTTCATCTCCACCAAAAATGTATGCCGAATTAGTCTTCAGATAAGATCTCCAGTAAGAAGGTGATCCAACAGAGAACTCTGCATCTTTTGCCTTTGAAAGTCCTAAGTGCTTCTCAAGAATTGTTCCTGCGTTTCCGGTGACTTTACCATCACCATCGATAACTACAACGTGAACTTCATCAAATCTTCCACCTCTATCAGTAACATATTGAGAAGTTCCTGGACGATCTGCCAGTGTATTCCAAGGTTGAGTTGTGGTAACGGTTGATCCACCAACTGTTGATGTAGAAATCGCAACGGTTTGCTGCGAGAACCAATCTTGTCTTCCAGTGTAAGCGGTTGAACCATATGATACCGACTGTCCAGCAGTGGTGATAGCAACACTACCTGTGCTGGTAAATGCCCAAGTTCCACTCTCTTGATAATCTTTTACGGTTTCTGTTGCACCATCGACATAAGAAAGAACTTTGACACTGATTTGTCCAACTCCAACTTCAGTAACAATACCCTTCAGGTGTCCGGTCAGTGCTGTAGTTGTTCCTGCACCAACATCAAATCTACCACCCATTGACTGAGTAATACCTGCACCAACTACAAGAGGTGCCGCAGTGAATGTTGTTGTTCCAAAATCGAGAGGAACGGTAACTCCACCTTCAGTGTTTGAAGTTGCACTCGCAAGTTCAATGTTGCCAACATTGATCGCAGTAACTGTAGTTCCTGTTGAAACAAAGTTACCACGAACTTCTTGTCCGAGAGTGATTGAAGCAGTAGAAATACCAATCGTGGTTGCTGCACCAGTGGCAATAGTTGCTGATCTGTTCGTGATTGCAGCAGTAAATGCTGATACTCCAGTGGTAGAAATACCAGTCAGAACTTGGTCTGCCTTTGCATCAATAATACCGATTCTGATTCCATTTGCCCAAGATCCTGGATTCTTGGCAACGATTGTTCTGTCGGTAATTACGTTTTCGTCGTATTGAAGTTGCTCATAGTGCTCAATACTCTTAATCTTGATAGAAGATCCACTACCGACGTAAGCATTTTTAAGCTGATCATCATCTTGTCTAACGACTCTCAGTGGAGCACCATATGCCAAATATGATGAAGCAGTGAGCCAGTGCTCATAGTGCTTATCAT